TCCGTATCCGCCGCACTTATTCCGATCGGTATGGGGAGGGGCCTGTCAAAACGGAGTCCTCTGTCCGCGATATTGGCGTCCCCGCCCCCCTTTTCGAGGAGCTGCAGGCGCACATCCGTTTTCAGCGCGGCATGCCCGGTTTTTCTCCGGACTTCCTCGTCTGCGGCGGTCCTTCGCATCTCGTGGCGTATACTGTCCGCAGGCACAAGCTTGCCTATGCGAGCGGCGCAGGACTCCCGCAGATCCGCCTCCATGATTTCAGGCACTCTCACGCCTCCCTGCTCGTTAATAATGGCATCAATATCCAGGAGGTCGCGCGCCGCCTCGGCCACTCCAATGTCAAGGAGACTTGGGACACCTATTCCCACCTGTATCCTCGCGAGCAGGACCGCGCGATCACCGTTCTTGACACCGTCCAGCTCTCTCCTCTAACCACCCCGTGATTTTCGGTGTTTTTTCGGTGTTCTCCCTCTTATGCTCCATCTCCGAAAACGCCGGAACCCTTGTGTTTTCAATGGTTTCGGCGTTTTTTATCCTCTCTTTTTTCGTTGATGCTCATCAACAACAACTTTCATTCATCTTTCTGTTTCTTTCTCTTTCTGCCTCTCAACACATCTCATTTTCTCTCTTTACATTGCTCAAACTTTAACTTTCTCTTACCTCGATTTTCAAATCTGCAAAACTATCGGTGCTCATTCGGTGCACAAAAGGCCCCGGCAGTCTCCTGCCGGGGCTGTTTTTGTGTCACTCCACGATGCACTCGTAGTACACGCGTGCCTTGTCCGGCACGGCGTCCTTGTCCTCGAGCCACGCCTTGGCGAGGTCGAGGTAGAGGTCCGTCCCGGTGCAGCCGTGGTCCATGAGTACCTCGCAAAAATCGCTGTACACCGCATTCATTGCGCACCAAAATTCGACGGGGTCGCAGTCAATGCCGCGCTCGTGCATCATCTTGAGCACATGGTCCGGTGCCCACTTCGCGCCGACCGTGCCGTCGGCGTTTTTCATACCGCCGACCCACTTCTCGGCCTCCTCCCACGACAGACGGTCGTCATCGTCCTGCTGCTGCTCGAATCCGATATGCCCCATCTCCCGGCGCCCCGGCTCGCGGCTTCGGCCGCCGCCTCTCGGCTCGATGTCGTACCGGCGGCCCATCGGCTCGTCGCGGTAGCGGCGATCATAGTCGCCGTCGCTGCGCGGCGCATAGCGGCCGTCATTGTATCGCTCGCGTCCGCGCCCGTCGCGGAATCGGCCCTCCGGCCGGTCTCTGCGTTCCTCCTCGCCGCTCCCGCGGCGGTAGAACATCATTTTTGTCCTGGCGTCCATATCGTCCCTCCTTATGCCGTCGGCGCCGTGCCGTTGACGCTCGCCAGATTGCTGCTCGGCGCGCAGGCCGCGCGGCCCAGCAGCCGGAAACTGCCGCCCGTCGCGGTGGTGTTGAGCACCGTGCTGTACTTTGTCCGCGTGCGGATCGCACAGGCGGTCAACTGTGCGCAGCCGCAGCTTGTCAGCGGATACTGCACTGTCCCGCTGCCGATCGTCACCACGACCGGAGCCGTGATGGTCGCCGTCGTCGGGATCGTCTGCGCCACGACGAGACAGTATTTCTCGCCGTCGTTGTAGCTCCCGGCCGGCAGGTTGATCGTCAACACGCCGTCAGCAAACGTCACGGCCTGCGAGATCACAAGACGGCGGCACAGCTTACACACGTTGTTGCATGCCATGGTATATCCTCCTTTGCTCAGGGGCGGCAGCTGCCGCCCCGATCTCTCATCCCGTCAGCAGCAGCCGTAGCCCTGCTGGCAGCCTGCGCCGCAGTACGCCGCATGCGGGTTCTGTACCAGGTACGTCGGCTGCGGCGTCGAGTTGCCGGTCCGGCGGATCAGCTCTGCCGTGTTGGCGTCCATTGCGGCCTTGAGCACGGCGTTCTGCTCGCTCTGCGAGGCGGCCAGACGGAGCGTCTGGTTTTCCTGCTGCAGGGTCGAGATCTTGTCGTTGACCATAAAGTCCAGGATGCTGCGCGTGTTGGCGTTGGCGTTGTCGATCACGTCGCGGGCCGTGCTCTGGATGGTGTTGCGGATGTCGCAGCTCTGCGTCGCGAGGTTGTAGTTGGTGTCGGCAAAGCCGCGCTCCATCAGGCGCTGCGTCTCGCAGCAGCACTGCTGCTGTCTCGCGCCGAGGTCGCAGATCTGGCTCTGTACCCCGTTAAAGCCCTGCATCATGCCCATCTGCGTGGCGTTAAAGCCCTGCTGCATCGCGATCTGCCCGTTGAGCATGCCGGTGTTCATCGCATAGAAGCCGTCACACAGGCCGTTCTGGAGCCCGCGGATGCCGTTCTGGATCTCTGCCGTCACAAAGCCGTCGTTGACTGCCTGCCGCGTGTCGATTCCGCTGAGATACGGCACCGCCATACCGGCCCCGTTGTTGCCGTTGTTGCCCCAGTTGTTGCCAAAAATCAGGGCAAACAGGATGATCACGATCCACCAAGATCCGCCGCACCCGAACATATCGTTGTTGTTGCGGTTGCCGGAGTCAGCGCCCAGCGCATACCCCATGCCAAAATCATCTGCCATTGTTATATCCTCCTCAGTTTTTATGATCCCACGGGCCGCGCGCGCCCGGTGAGTCCTTTCTGCGCGGCTTTTGTCAGGATCCGCAAACCGAGTGGATGTGCTTACCGGCGGAAGGGCAGCCCCAGCTGCTGCGCCATCTGCTCCACCGTCGTGCCGCGCTCCCGCGCGGCGTTGTCCGCCATCTGGAGGAGCTGGTTATAATTTTTGCCCGCCAGCATCTGCTGCATCTGCTGGAGCTGAGGTCCCGCGCCCATCTGCTGCAGGGCACCCAGCGGGTTCCTGCCCCGCTGCGCCATCTGGATCATCATCATGAGCGGATTCATTCTGCCGGTTCCTCCTTCTTTTCTGCGGCAGTGAGCCGCTCGCTGATGCCGTTAAGCTGCGCCTGCATCTGCTGCAGCATCGTCAGCACCGGGTCTGTCGCGGTCTGTGTGCCGTTCTGCGCGGGCTGCGGAGGCGGCGCGGGAATATACTCCCCAAAGCGTGCAGCGCCCGCCGCAGCGTCCCAGCGCTTGGTGTAGATGCGGTTGTTTTGGATGTCCGCAAACACCATCAGGCTGCCGGAAAAGTCCACCGGCGTCGAGCTTGCCTCCTCGCGGCTCGATACCATCCGGCACATCGGCCCCTGCGGCTGCAGCGGCTGCTGTCCGTACCCGCCGTATACCGGCGGCATCACCTGATTGTACCCGGTCTGATAGGGATATGCCATTGTCTCCGCCTCCTGTCTTTGATGGATATATCATACCGTCTCAGCCTCTGCGCTGTGCCCGCTTCCGGCGCGTCTGTGCCCGCAATGTGTGCAGCCGCCGCTCGATCCCCTGCATCCGGCGGGACACCGTGCTCCGCGTCATCCCCTGCCCGAATTTGTCCTCCATCTCAAATGCGATGTCCAGCTGCGCCACCTGATCGATCAGGCACCGCCGCGCGATGTAACTGTCCTCCTCCCCGAGGTTTGCCGCCCGGATCAGCGCCTCGACCTCCTCGCGCCGCATCCCGGCCGTGCAGCTCCCCGCCTGCATCCTGCCCTTTGACATGTTTCCCCCTCCTGTGCATAAAAATGGGAGAGGGCTTTCGCCCTCCCCCGCTGTGCGGTATTTTGTTAATGCCACGGAGCCTTGTACAGGTCCCGCTCTGCATAGCCCTCCGCCCGGTATAGCAGGTCTTTCTGCTCCGCCGTCAGCTGCAGGCTGTTGATGAGTGCAAGGATCTTCGCCTTTTTCGATCCGCTGATCGACTTGCCGTTTGCATCCTTGTCCGCGCTCAGCTCGGCCTTTTTCTGCCAGTACTGCATCCAGATCTTTGCGCCGATGCCGCCGCTTCTGGCCTCCGTCAGTTTGTCGTAGGTCTCCTCGCTCAGCACGGTGCTCAGCGCCTTGTAGAGGCTGGTATCCGTCAGATTCTGCTTGAGCAGCACGTCCACCTTGTCGTTGGTCGTGAGCTGCCCGTTCTCGCCGGTCCCCTTTGCGCTGGCCAGCTTGTCGCTGACCTTTTTGGCGTCGGCCGCGCTCAGCCCGGCCTCCGTCAGGTTGGTGTAGCGCTCCGCCTCCTGCGCAAACATCTGGTAATACTTGAGGCCGTTCTGGATCGCCTCCCGCTTTTTGCCCTTGATGTTGTGCTGGTCGAGCCAGTATGCAAACTCGGAGGCCTGCTGGCTGCTGCTGAGGCTCTCGTCCTCGTACAGCGTCCGGTACTCCTCGTACACGTCCATCACGTCGTCCCAGCTCATCCCGGCGTCCATCATGTTGGCGAAAACCTCGTCCTTCGAGGTCGACTTCGCGCCGGTCTCCTTGTCGGTCACGCCGAACACCTCGGCATAGGTGTATGCCTTAACGCTGTCCCGCACGTCAAGCTCCCGGATCGCGGTGCGCTTCTGCCGGTTTTTGTCGTTGGTGGATAGATTCTCGTCCCCGTCCGCCTGCATGAGCTTGTTGTAAAACTGCGTTACGCCGTCCCAGCTCACGCCCTCGTCCATCAGTGCCTCGAACATGGCGTCCGTTGCGTGCTCATACTCGCCGGTCTCCTTGTTCCTCCGGCCGAACTCCTGCCGGAACAGGTAAGCCTTTTGCTCGTCGGTCAGGCTGGAATTGTTGATGGCGTCCCGGATATCCCGCTGCGCCTGATCGGACGTCAGGGTGTCGTCTGCGTTGATCTTGATAAACTCATGCAGCAGGTTGTAGGTCTCGATCGGGTCCGCCCCGTCCTTGGATAACGTCTGCCACGTCTGCGTGTCCTTGGTCGACAGGCTGGAAAGCCCGGATGCCCAGTAGGCATTTGCCTGCGGCGTCGCGTTTGGCCCGAAGAGAATGTTCTGCAGCGCCGTCCCAACGTTCCGCTCGACCGGATACTGCAGCCGCTCCTTGTCCCCGAAGCCCTTTGTCCGTCCTCCCTCGACGATCGTTTTGATTCCGGAGTACGTCTTGTTGATCTGCCGCCCGCCGGGGATCGCCTGCGTCACAAGCCCGAGCAGTGCCTCTCCGCTCTCCGGCGAGATCACGCCGTGCTCTGTGGCTGCGTCCCACAGGTCTTTGCCCTTGCCGAACAGGTCCGGCATCATCAAAGTTCTGTCTCCCACGCCGACCATGCCGGAGAGGTTGGAGAGGAACGGGACCTCATTGCTGATGTTATACAGCGTGTCCTCCACAGCGTTGCCCCAGTCAAAGCCCTCCTGCGGCGTCGGAACGTCGTCGAACAGGTCGACGCCGAACATGGCGTTGCTTGCCTTGTTGAGCATGTATCGGATCCAGTCGTTGGTGGTCAGCCCCTCGCCGGATGCAATGAAATTCATGGACATGCCGATGATATCGAACGGGGCCGGAGTGCCGCCGTAAAGCTCCTCCGTCACGCGGTTGACCACAAAGGCCGCAAGCACGGTCTTCAGGATCACGCTGCTTAGGACCCTCGCCGCCTTTGCCTTGCCGCTCTCCGCCGCGATCTGCCGGAACTGCCGCGGGAGATCCTGCGACACATGCTCCCAGCTGTTGAGCGCCTCGATCTGGAACATGTTGACCATCTGCATGACGGGTGTCTTGGAATGGAACATCAGCGGTTTTGCGCCCTTGGTGCGGTCGCCCATGATGGAGCGTGCGTAGGCGTCTGCCGCCCGCATGGCCTCCTCGTGCGTCTTGCCGTCGCGGAGCGCGTCGAGGTATGCCGCTCTGGCCGCGATCGTCGACATCATCGTGTCGACAAATTCGGCCGGCTTAAACATGCCGGACATAAACGAGTCCGCGAAGGTGTTGGAGATATAATCCACTCCCTTTTTGCCCGTGATGAAATCACTGTCCATCTGGAACTGCCGCAGCTTGCCGGTCGAAAACTCCAGCGCCGCCTGCGCGATGGAGCGCTTGCTCCGCTCTCCGAGGATCGTCGGCAGCTGCGCGATCTGGTTGACGGCCGACGAGACGTTTCCCGCAACATTGGCCCTCGCAAACGCCTGCGTGAGCTGTGTGCCGAGCTTCAGGATGCCGCGTCCGCCTCTGTGCTCTGCCCCGCGGTCTCCGCCGAACTGCTTTCCTGCCAGCACGTCGCCGTAGTTTTTCAGCCATACGGCAAGATCGGAATACCGCGTATTGTTTTTCTCTGCGGCGAACAGCTCGGCGATATACTGGTCAAGCTGTTTGTTGATCTCCGCCGTTGTCGGCTCTGCAAAATCATCGACTCGCTTCAGCTCCCGCAAAAAGTCCAGCTTCTCGTCGCGCTGCCCGCTGCGGGAAAGCTCGATCGCCTCCGCCAGCGAATTTTTGAAGTCGTTCTTGCCGCCGAGGCGTGTATAATTTTCCAGCGCGCGGATCTTCTGGATGTCGTCGGTGTGGAACAGCACGTCGGACAGGTACGTCACATAGCTCTCAAACCCGTGCACGATGTCGTACTCGGTCTGCGTCCCCTCGCGGCTCTGGAAGAACGGCGTCCAGCGCTTGTTCGGCCGGAAGTCCTCCGTCCTGCCCGCGATCTCCGCCGGGAGCCTCGTTGCGCTGGCGTTAAAGCCCAGCGCCTCGAACGCCTGATTGAGCAGGTTTACCTTGTCGGCCGTGCTCAGGTGCGGCGCGTAGTAGTCGATCTTGCCGATCGGCTCGTCACCGTGCGACACGAGGAAATCCGCAATGGCGTTGTAGTAGTCGTCGAAAAGCTGCCGGTACTGCTTCACGGCTGCCGCGCATTTCTTCTCGTCGATCTCGCCCTTGATGCCGTCCTTCTGCGTCAGGAACTGTGCGTACTGCTGCGCCCACTTGCTTTCTGCGGCGTTCAGGTCGAGGTCCGTCGCCACGCGCTGGATCTCCGCCTCTCTGGCCTCCGCGTCCGGGCTGGCCTTCTGCGCGGTCTCCATCTTGGTCAGCTCCGTCACGGCCTTCTGGATCGCGGCCTTGTTCGGCGACTGGTTGATCCGCTGCACGGTCGCCTCGATGTCGAGGGCCATGTGGACGTAGGCACTCTCGGCCTTGTTCAGGCCCTTGGCCTTGTCTCCCTCGCCCTGGAACTCGCGCACCGCGTCGAGCTGCCGGTTCATCCAGCGCAGCCTCTCGGCCTCGTTGCGCGTCACCGGATCAAAGTAATACCGGTTGATCTCCTCGCCGCGCTTGTCTCCGAACATCTTGAGCATCGATCGCTGCGGCGTCCGGTAGTTGAGTACGAGCAGAGCCTCCTTGTCAAAGCCGCCCGGATCGCTCATCAGCTCCAGCTCGTCCGGCAGCAGCTCCATGGCCTTGTAGAGCAGCGCGTCGCGGATCGCGTACTTGCGCTGCAGCCGCAGGTCCTCGCCGAGCATGCGCTTGTCGATGTACAGGTTGGCGAGGTCCGTCACCGTGTCCCACCTTGCCGTGTCCGGGATGTCGGCGTAGGAGTACCGCCCGGCCGCGATGTCGCGCGCGAAGTTTTTTTCGAGCGCCGTCGCGCCCCACCTGCGTTCCGCCTTGGAGATTAGCTTGTCTGTCTGGTATTCCGCCTCGGCCCGCTGCCGCATCTCCTTGGTCGTCCGGTAGTCCGTCACGCCCATGTCGATCTTGACGCCGATCTTGTCGAGCGCCGGGGTCGCGCGGAAGCTGTCCTTTGCCACGCCCTCGGCCGCCACGGTCGTTGCCCTTGCCGGGGCCACGCCGTTTCGGTATGCCGCTGCGTCCGCGTCCGCTCTGGCCTTCTTGGCTGCGTTCAGGCGGTTCGCCGCCTCCTGCGGTGTGTACATGCCCTGCTTGGCCGCAAAGTCCGTCTCCACGGCGCGCCAGCCGCCGTTCTTGCGCGGCTCCACGCGCCAACGCTTCCCGGTCACGGCCTCCAGCAGCTCCACGGCCTGCTTGGGCGACAGGTCCGTCGTCTGCGAGTAAAACGGCACGTCCTTGCCCCATACAAACCCCTGCGGCATGGCGTTCGTCTGCTGCTGCACCCAGTCCCGGAAATAGCTCTCGCTCAGAATCGGTTCGCCCCGGTCGTCCGCATACCCGAGCACGTCCTCCGGCTGTGTCTCCTCCCGGTCGCTTGCCAGTTCCTTCCCGCGGATGCCGTTCTCGCGGATGTCCTGCAGCTCCTCCTGCACGGAGAATTTCACGCCCGGCAGCTCGTTTGCAACGCGGATCCTGTCCTCTTGCCCGGTGTACCGGATCACGCGCAGTCCCGCGTCCTCCGCTCTTTCCATCAGGTCCGCCGGGGCGCTCTCCGGAGCCAGCAGCGCGACGGCCTCGTCAAACCCGACTACCCGCTGCGGCTTGGCCTCGAAGTATGAGGTAGGGATCTCCTTTGCCTGCTGGAACAGCTCCTGAATTTGCATTGCCGTCGCCCGGTCGATGTCGTATTCTTCCGCAGCCATTCCCTCGCGGATGCTTTGCAGGCTGTCTCCGCCCTGCGCGGTCTTGATCAGCGCCTCCGTGATGATCTGGCTCTCGTCCTGATATCCATACGCTTTGTGCTTAGTCTCCTGCAGGATTCGCTCGACCACGTTATCGAGGCTTTGCTGCAGCTCCATCACCTTGCCCTCGTAGGCCTCCTGCTCCAACGTCTGCAGCCGCCCCTCGTCGGCATGGATTTCGCTGATGCTCCGGTACTCTGGCGTCGCCGCTGCCAGCAGGCCACCGGCATCATACCACATGATGTTTGCGCCGCGCTCCTCGGCCTGTGCCATGGCGCGGACGAGGTTCTCCGCGTTCAGCTCCCAGTGGGTCTGCTCAAAACTCCTGCGGTCGCCTCGGCTTGTATAGCGATCCTCATTGTTGTAGATCCCACCCTCACCGATCACATCCTGCAGCTGTTTTTCAGCCCACACTGCTACATCCTGCGTCGGCGCTTTGCGGTCAAGTTCGTCCTGCATGGCCATTTTGTCCACGTCCCCGCGGTTCTGGCCGCCCTCCTGCACCATCTCCCACGCATGCCGGATAAAGTCCTCTGCCCGCATGCTGCTGTACATCTTGTTTTCTGCGTACTCGCTGACCCGTTCCGCCTTGCGCTCCGGCTTCCGGTCGAGGATCCTTGCAAAGCGTTCTGCGTATTCCTCACCGATCGCCTGCCGCACGCGCTGCAGCTCCGCCTGGGCCACGCTATTCGCGTCTCCCACGTACATCTGCACGATGATCCGTGCGAGGTTCTGCACGCCTACGTTGTCCGTATACCGCTGCAGCGCCGCATTCCCAATATTGTCGTACTCTCTGTCCTTGTAGACAGGACTGATATTCTCGCCTTTATCCGCAAGATAAGCCGCCTTGACCTCCGGATACTGCGCGATCTGCTCCGCGATTTCCCGGCTTGTCTTGGTCGTTTCCTCTTCGATCCCGGCTTTGCCGAGCGTGCTGTCTCCACGGAAAATCCCGTCTGCTACCTGCCCCGACAGGTCCCGGATGCTGCGCTCAAACGCCCGCTTTGCATCCGCATCCACACGGTACTCCACGGTCGCGTTGGACGAGGTCGGTGTCCATGCGTCTGCCCCATATACGCGGTTCCGGCTGTCTGCCTCCGGGTCGATTGTCGACGCAGGGAACACGACGGAATAGTCACCGTAGTTTGTGTGCCCCTGCTCCGCCTGTACGATAGCGATGGACGGCGACGGAAACGCGCCGATCTCCAGCGCCTTCTCCAGTTTCTCCTGCGTCAGGTTGTGCTCCGCAATGAGATTCCCTGCACGCTCCACCGGCTCAGAAAGCGAAAATCTCTGCTTGACATCTGCCTGATCTTGTGATATGCTCTCTTCAGAGAGATTCCCGAATG